TCTCGTATACAAACTTAAACCCTTCTGGCGTTGTTGTTACGCCTACGGAATTGGAGCTGCCGCTGGCTTTCTTTTGTCGATTTCGAGCAACAATCTGTCGCCAAGCATAAGCCGCATCGTCAGGCTTCATTGTGTCCAGTTCGTCAACGTCAGCATCTGCGTGTTCGTAGCCAATAATTCTGTGAGGCGCATCCATTGATCTGAAATATATTTTGCCCTTGCCGCCGATTTCAATGTAGTTTAGTGGCGACTTGTACAACCGATAAGGAATGCCCATTTCCTCCAACGCTTGCTCAAACCTTGGGAATGCAATCATTCTAATCAGGTCATAGGTTGGAGCGTAAAAACCTCGATCACACTCAGGGTTCATTAATTTGCCGATAATACTGCGTTTGATTGCCGCTTCAGTCTTGCCTGCGCCGAAGCCTGCTACCAATGCAGGGTATCTAGCTTGACTCATGATGTACTCAAATTGAGGGCTTGTAGGCGCTATATCAGCCATTTGGGTTGATTATGTTGATGCTGATAGGTTTGTTGTCCGTTGTAATGTCTTGATGATCGCGTTGACCAAGCAATTGCTTGCCAAGCCAGATTGCCATCGTTGCTGAGTTTTGTTCGTCCATGATCTGCATTTGTTTGCGCCTTACCGACAATCTGCCAAGACCTCTGCCTTGATCAATTGCCTGCTGAAAATCAATTTCATCTGCGTATCGACGTTCTATGGTCTTTTTATCGCAACCAAAAAACGCTGCAATTTCTTCCATCGTACAATTCAAACGGCACAACCGCTTCAATTCTTCAACGTCAATTTCTATTCTTGGCCTACCCACAGGGTTAGTCATTGAAATCTCTTTTATATAGCGACAAAATTATGTTTATCCAATAAATTCAAACGATGCGGTTAACCTTGCGTCTGATGTAGTGCCTTTCAATATTCCGGTTTTTGCGGTGTTTTGCAATCTAGACGGTTTTCTAACCATCATCCAATTTTTGGAAGCTGATAATCCGTGAATAAATGATGGAGCAGAAGTGACCAATCTAATCCTCATTCCTGAATTTTTGTAGTCTTTTGCCAATTCTGACATAAATTTGCCGCCCACTCCTATACCTTGATAATCTGGTTTTACAACTATCCTGTGAACTCTTTTGCAATTTTTCAATGTTGGGTGCGGAAAATGCAAAAAACTACACCAAGCAACAGGCTCTCCATTGATTTCTGCTATATATTTATGAGCTGATTTGTTGTGAGCCGCATCTAAATAGTGAAACTCTTTAAATAACTCCCATTCGGTTTGTTGCGCCTTTCTGATGTCAATTTTGATTTCTGGTCGCCGAAGTAACCTCCGATAGAATTGTTTTTCATTTGCATCATACACCCAATCAGGTTCAAGCCATTCTTCAATATCGTAATGACAACTTACCGCAATGAATTGCTTGTTTTCTTTTCTGATGTATTTTTGTATGGCGGCACTACCTATCTGAGCCACTTGTCTGTCAACCACAGAGGTAAATTCATCGTAAATAATTGGCTCATTTGTTTCTAATATCAATCTGGCCAACTCTGCTCGCATTTTTTGCCCGTTTGATAATACGGCAAATGGCTTTAACCAATCGGGAGGTGATGAAAAGCCAACTTTATTTAATGCGTCTGTAATTTGAATAGCTGACAAATTTTCAGCAAAATCATCTATTACTGCTTTTGCGCTCCATTCAAATTTATCAAATAATTTAAAATCTTTGAATACTTCTTTGGCTATTGTTGTTTTTCCTGATCCTGACGCGCCGACTATTAGTCCAATATTCCACGAAATATCTTCTATTGGTATATCTACGTCAAATTCTTTTCTAACCACTGAAAGTGAATAATCAAATTGACCTTTTACTTTTTCGACTCTAAAAGACGGGTTTATTTCAGTTTCTATTACAAACTTTGCACTTGGCATTTGTATCCCTTTGCTGTCAGTTCGTTGTATATTTTTTCTTGTTCTGTTTCATCTGAACAACTCACTACCAAATTAAATATTTGCGAATAAGATTCTTCTTTCAACTCTGGAGGTATTTTTTCAAGGCCATCTATAATATTTGCCAATTCTTGGTCATTAAATCCAAGAATATTAAGGTCAAAATTTAATAAATCCAAATTATTTATTTCAACGTTCAACGCATCAAAATCCCATCCAGCATTTAACGCCAATTGATTGTCCGCAATAACGTACGCTTTTCGCTGCGCTTCTGTTAATCCTTTAAGCGTGATAGTAGGCACTAACTTAATGTCAAGCTCTTGTGCAGCCTGAAGCCTTCCATGACCAGCTATAATACCATTGTGCTCATCTATCAATATCGGATTGGTGAATCCAAACTCTCTCATGCTGCGTTTAATCTGATCTACTTGCTGCTGGCTATGAGTGCGCGAGTTATTCTCATACGGCACTAGGTCCGTGTCCAACAGATATTGAATTTCTAAATCTGCCATTATTTTCCCCCAAATTTGCCCAATGCGGCTCCCACAATTTTATCCATGTGCGGTGCAGCAAAATAGAATGCCAAGATTAACATCATTGCTCCGGTCATTGAATCGGCTCGTTGCCCTATCGCCAAAGCTGATTGCGATACCTGGCCCCGTAGTGATTCATCCATCCATACCACTGCGACATCAAGTCCGGTTGATAAAAGGTACATCAGCAACCAGACTATAGTGATGATCAATGCGATCAATCGTCGAGCAATGTTCTGGCCCTGACTGTTCTTGACCCAATCGACTATCATTAATCGAGCCTCAGACCGCTCCTTGGCAGCGTCACCGGCCTTTTCTTCGTCAGTGTATACCAACGCATCGAAACCTTTGGTGATACCGCCTATTGCAGCGTCCATCACCTTCTCGCTTCCAAAGAGTTGCCCAAGGATTCCCACTAAAATAATACGCCTTCTTTGATCGTGATTTCTTCGGTTATTTTATTGCTCATCATTAAATACAAGTTTTCAATCGCTTTTCGGCTGCTTGATACGCCTTGAAGCTGACCAAAAACACCCACACCAACAGCGAGGCAACCGATAACATCATGAGCAGTATTGCCTGCATGAATGAGAATATGACTGCGGTTAGGAACATTTTTAACTTCCCAAGTAGCTGGGCCAAACTTGGGCGAATTAACGCGACCAAGTTGATAAGTTCCTGTCGGAATGCAACTGACGTTCTGTTGATTATCAAGCCAAGGTTTTTCGACAGTGTAGAAAACATCTCCCTCATAAATAAGCCTCCCAATTGTTCGGTCTTTGAATAACCCAAATCTGATCAACTCAATCATTTCTTACTGTTCCATAAGTCAAAAAGTGTTTTCACCTTTTCTTTTAGCGTTTCGATTTCTGAGTGCATTTTTGCCAGCACTATGACCAAAGTAATAAAGCCGATAACAACAGGCCAGACGCCATTGATAAATTCTATCGCAGACATCTGGCCACCTTATTAGAATGGTATATCACCGCCAAAATCATCTTCGGGTCCCTGTCGCGCTGGTCGCGACGATTGACTGCCTTGTTGGCTACGCTCGCCATTATCCTCAAACAATGACAGCCAGATTTCGCCCTTTTCGTCAGGAATTGGAATTGACTCCAATTTTACTCGAATTTTTCCCTGATCGTTTTGGAACGCTATACCGTGTCGAATCCATACCGCTTTATCTCGGCCAGGAATCGTTTTTGCCTGAGTCACATTAAATTTTACCATTTCCCACTCTCCAGTTTTGCTTTCGCGTTAGTTAGTTTATCAATAAATTCATTCAAATGCTTGGATAATCCAGCAATGTAGTTTTCATCACGTTTTACAGTAATAATCAATGGTCGTTCGTCAGGGTGATAACTCATGAAGTCCCATTGATCTTGTTCGCATAGCCAGATGCAGCCTTGCACCTGCGGAACGTATTTTGTCGGACACTTTCCGTCAATCAGATACTTCAGGTGAGTTTTCAGCGCCGGACATTTGACCTCAAGGCCCATTCGATCAGGCGAACAGCCAATAGTTCCCGCGTCGTTGGTCACGAAGCCGATTGTTTCCATAGATCGATCTTTCATCATCTCATAAGCCGTTACGGCTTCAGGTTCAAGCATTGTTCCGCGTTCCATCGCTTCACTCGTAAACGATTCTGCCGGTTCATTAGCCCTGATTTCAGCCAACAGCGAATACATATAACTTTCTGCGCTGGCGCTAGGCTTGCCTGTTGCCGTGTAAACCTCGCCAAACCTTGACGCTGTAGGCACTCCCATTCGCAGCCTGAGCCACTCTGGGGTGCCTTGCTCGACGTTGTGAATAATCACTTCGCCGTTTCCATATTCTTCAGCCGCTCTAGGGCTTTATCGGTGAGCGACAGTTCAGCTTGATCAATAAACGCCTGTATCGTGCCGTATAGGCGACTTACGTTGTCGCAGTCTCTGACAGCTTCATAAACAACAGAGTGAGCCACGCTGGCCGACAGTTGATTAATCGTGCGATAATACGCCACTGACTTCCATTTGCCCTCCTTTCCATTCTCGGGCTGAGTTTTATGCTGCAAGATGAATTGCATAGCGTCAGCAGTTACGCGCACGTTGTCCGATAAATTTATCATTCTTTCACCTTATGCTTCAGCAAAGTCATTGCTTGCCGACATTGCGCGGAATCCATCGCCTGCAGTGATTCAACCTTGAAATGCTTGAGCAGCCTGTCCGTATCGGTTTCAGTCGCCTCGATCATGTCGGATAATGCTTTCAGTTCGTCTTCGCTGATTGACTCAGCCCTTGGCAAGTCTTCGCCAGCGTAAATGTAGTGCCCTAACCCGTGCATGGCAATCGCCTTGACCAGACATCTCATCTTTTGGTCACTAATAGCTCTGGAAGTCGGGTTCTGAATCGAGTTATTGCGATTATCCATTACCGGCAACCACATATCCCTAGTGATACCCTCAACGGTCAGCGAGCAATGAACAGTGACGCTACCATCGGCGTGAATTTCATTGTCAGCAAAAATGTAATTGGCATCAGGGTAATGCTCCATCAGAACTCCCCATGCCCAAGCCCATGACAGATAACTCAACTGGCCTTTCTTCTCGACGTGTTTGGATACGTCAATCCTGCTTAATTTTGCAAATGCACTCATTTTATTCTCCGTTGTGGTACGATTTAGCTCTTTCGCGAAACTTAAATAACGCAATATGCTCGGGGTATTCACTAACGAACTTTCTAGCGTAGTGTGAAATCCAGCCATCATCTATCTTAAATTGGCTTTGTTTTTCCTCGAGCATAGTCTCCCATCTGATCCTGTGAAAAATGTTTTTGGCTGAGTAATACGACCTACGGCTTGCAACCTGCAAAGCGAACTTAACAAACAGGTCATATATCTCTGGGTTTTTTTTGTCGTGCAAATTAAAATTTGCTTGAGTCCATTTACCGTTCACAACGCTTTTCCCCTTCCAATCGTTGATAAATCTTCTCGGCTCGGCGAGCCATTTCCTTCAGTTCCGCTAACTCCTCAGCGGTCAGAACCTTTCCCTTGCACTCAGTCAGTCTGTACAACCCGTGTATCGACCCTGAAATGCTCATTAACGCGCTCATCGTCGAATACTCATTGCTCGAAGCATTGAATTGATGTCGGCCTCCATGATCTGGTCAAATCCATCGTTATAGTCATCTTCTTCAATCTGGCGGTCGCCGTGATCATCAAAATGCTCTTCCATGTCATCGGCTAAAATGCTGATTAGGTCAGCCATCGCGGTAATTCTAGCAGCCAAATCCTGCGGAATATGAGACTGCTGTGCAAACTTGCGAAGATGAAATGATGCGTCATCGATTTCTTGGAGCGATTGATTTGCTTGTTGTTGCGTGATTTCCATTGATATTCCCCTTTCCGATCAATTGAAGTCACATAATATATTAAGTAAATTCATAATGAAACTATTTTTTAACAATAAATTGATTTATTTGTCTAATATTTTAAGATACAATGATGATTCACAAATTGGAGAGCATTATGGAAGTTGGATTGAAAGAGTACGTTGACAAGTCACCGTTGAACCTGAACAAAATTAGCTGGATGACAGGAATTGGCAGGCCGACCATGGAATACTGGATCAAGCAAGGCCAGGTTTTTGTTGAAACTGATGATCTTGGCGTTATCCAAAAGATGACCGTGCGAAAGGCTGAACGGGTAGTCTGGGAAGCTGAGAAGTGATCAAGCGAGCGCCTCGCGCCAATCATTACACGATGTTAAACACTGAGACCTTCAATATTCAGATGTCTGCTGAGTGTTTGGGGGTTTATTTGTATTTGCTATCGAAGCCTGATGATTGGGATGTATCAGCATCCCAATTAGCAAAGCGTTTTGATTGTTCTGATGCCAGAATGTATCGAATCATCAAAAAATTGCTGAATGTTGAGCATAACGGTTGTCGTTTGATTGTCAAAACCGGTCAAGCGATAAAGGGAAAAAAAGGGTTTGCTCAAATCGAGTATACCGTGTCAGAACCCGCTCCAAAATCAGCGTTTATGCAAAATGGTAACACGCTAGACAATGCAGAAACAAAGGGGTTGAGCGATTCTAACGTCGATAGCGCATCAACGTGTGACGGTTTTATTAATACGTTAAAAACGCATTCGTTAAATGATCAACAACAAATAACTGTCTTTAACAAATTACTGTCTGTACAAAATAAACAAGCGGTTCCCGCTGAGGTATATCAATTAGGTATTGATGCTGAGTTGTGGAACGAATACATGGCTACCCGAAAACGGGTCAAAGCAACATCAACACCAAGAGCGATCACTACATTGATCAACAAAATCATTAGGCTTGCAGAAATGGGCCATAACCCAACTCAGTTGGTGGAGGAAGCAAATGAAAGTGGCTGGAAGTCTGTCTACGCAAAATCTGGAAGCGATAATCAACACACGGCAACCAAACTCGCAACAAACAACAACTGGTGAGCGAACCGAGGAACGCAAAAACATAATCAACAGTTTGTTTGGATACCTGAAGGCAGCGTACCCGAATTTCTTGACAAATCAGGATGAAATCCCTGCCAAGCGGATTTGGTACGTTCAACTGGAAAAATACAGCGGCGATCAGATCAAAGCTGCGCTAAATGTCTCGATTGACAAGCACCCAACTTTTGCGCCGACCATTGGCGAGTTCAAAGCAATATTGGCAGAAACACGAATAGTCAAACCGGGGCAAATGATTGAAATGGCACCAATTTGCCAAAATTGTCATTCACTGAGAAACACACAACATCATCAAGATAATTGCGGGGGCAATAAATGAATTTCAAAACGGCACAATTGATCAGAGCTGAATACCACAACTCAACCATTCGACAGAAGCAGTTGGCTGAAAAATACAATGCCACACAATGTCAGATTAGCAAGATTGTAAACAACTTGGCGTTCAACCCGCCAAAACCCAAAGCAGTTCACGTTCCAGAGGTTAGAGCGGGTGGCAACCTGCATATGATGGTGCTGTGGGTTAAGACCGAAGACATAGCAAAAGTCAGGTCTTATGACCACACTCGATGGCACAGATAGCAGGCAAATTAAATGGGAGGGGGAATCAATGATTATTAAAAAGTGTCCAACGTGCGAAAAAACATTTAAGGCGCGAAGCAAAAACTCAAAAAACTGCAGTCGAGAATGTGGAGATATTTCGGCGAAAAAAACTCGGAAAATGTTGTTTGAACAAACATTGTCTCCTGCTGAACTGACAAAAAGCAAAACAACAGCCACAAATCGAATTCGAGATTTTTGGGATGCTCACGTTCCCGGCAAAGAGTTGGCACGACAGGCTTGGAACAAATCAATCAAACTGGGGGACACCAATGAAAGTTGAAGAAATTTATTTTGTCATAAACTCGCAAGAAGAGCGCGAAGGCGTAATGCGGTTTATAGACAAATGGGAGATTGATTCTCCGACCGAAGTTATTGTACGACCAATGTGCAAGGACAGATCATCAAACCAAAACCGATTGCAGTACAAGTGGTTTCTTGAGGCCCAACAGCAGGGTGACCTAAAGGCTTTTGAGGTCAGGGCATACTGCAAGCTACACCTTGGCGTTCCAATTTTGCGGCGTGACAGCGACGACTACAGGGAGAAATATGACCGCCTGATCAAGCCAATGGGGTACGAACAGAAACTTGAATTGATGGTTGAGCCGTTTGAGTTTCCAGTGACCAGCGCCATGAACGTCAAGCAACACGCCGAATACCTTGATGCCGTCTGTGTACATCTGACCAGCCAAGGAATCAAGCTAACAGACCCGTCAGCATACGGTCTGACCAAATGAGTACGCCTCGCGATCCTGGCTGGAAGAATATGAGCCATCCAGTTCGCGAAATCCCAATAGCCAAGATTCGCGAGTTCTATAGGAAAAAGGGCAAAGATGACAAATGGCAAAAGCCAAGGCCAAAATGAAAAAGTGCAAGGTCTGCAAGCAACAATTCGAGGCCAAGTTTTCATCGTTCCAGAAGACCTGCAATTCAATTGATTGCATGGTCTCTTGGGGCCAACAGGTCAGGGACAAGGCGTACAGGGCTGAAACGCGAGTAATGAAGAAGGCGTCACGGGATACCGACAGATCATACTGGACGAAAAAGGTTCAGGTTGAGTTTAACCGTTGGATTCGCAATCGTGACAAACTGTTACCCTGCATATCATGTCAGCGTCATCATACTGGGCAATATCACGCCGGACATTACAAATCTGTCGGGTCAAGTCCTGAACTGCGATTCAGCGAATTGAACTGTCACAAGCAGTGTTCGCCATGTAACAATCATTTATCTGGCAACATTGCAAGCTATAGAATTCATTTAATCGTCAAAATAGGCATTGATAAGGTAGAATGGCTGGAAGGTCCGCATAATCCTGCAAAATATCCAATAGATGACCTAAAGAATTTGCACGACAAATACAAAAAGCTAAACGGGAACTCAAATGACTAACGTAGTAAATCTTGATCCTGTAAAAGCCGAGATTCTTGCGGTGTTGCGGGAAAAAATAAAACATGTCAACGATGGTTACATAACTGGAATTGCAATTATATGCGAACAATCAGACGGGTATTCTCTCGATATGCCCGGCGAATTTGGTAGTGATGTTGATTCGGTTTCTCAAATACTTGGACGACTTGAAATCGTAAAACATTTTTTATGCAGCACGACAATTGAATCACAAACTGGCGAAGATTATGAATAACGAGTTAGACGGTCTGCTTGATTATTGCGATTCTGAGTCCCAAAAACAAAGTATTTTGGCAATAATCAGCGAGGGGTCAGCGCAAAAAGCTGCCGCAAAATTGGGGATTGGTCGCAGATCAGTTGACAGAATTTTAATTAAAGTTAAAAAGAATGCGGCAATTAGAGGGTACGCCCCAAATTATGATTTAACTCATCCCGTAGCCCCCGGACAGATACTTAAAGGCACCAGCACGTTATACGACGCTGATGGCAAGGTCAAAATACAGTGGTCAAAGACTGAGGCCGATAAAGAATCGCAGCGGCAGATGTTTGTTGAGTTTGTCGATGATCTTGTCGAAGACATGAAGAACATGACAGCGCCAGCAATTACAGAGCCGCCTAAGCCAAATAGCGACGATCTAGCAGCATTTTTTATTGTTGGTGACGCTCATGTTGGCATGCGAGCATGGGGGAAGGCAACTGGTCATGATGACCATGACACTCGAATCGGAATCAACGACCTCCACAACGCTTTCAGGCACTTGATTGCTGCCGCCCCATCATGTGAGACAGGTTATCTGATAAATTTGGGCGATTGGTTCCATGCAAATGACAGCACGAATCGAACCCCAGCTTCAGGCGCTCCACTTGATGTCGATGGAAGGTTGGCGCATGTGCTTGCAGCGGCAAAGACTCTCATCGTCGCTATCGTCAAGATCATGCTAGAAAAATTCCCGAAAGTCATCATTGTCAACGCTAGAGGAAATCATGACCCAGACGCTGCCGTGTACTTCAATGAGATCGTGTCAGCCAGATGGCATCATGAGCCAAGGGTTCAAGTTGCGCCTAATACTTCAAAATTTGTTTACATCCAGCATGGAAAAAGTTTAATCGGCATTCATCACGGCGACAGGATCAATCGCAATAGAATCTATGAGGCAATGACCCGCGACAAGCGAGTGGAAATTGGTCAGTCGGAATTCGTGTACTTCTGGACCGGCCACATCCACCACAAGACAGCAGAAGAGATTGGCATGTGCTTGTTTGAGTCGTTTGGAATATTGCCGCCACCTGATCAATGGCACAGCGACTCAGGCTATGGTGCTGCGCGAGAGATGCAGTCGATCATCATGAGCAAGCGAGACGGTATCGTAGCCAGGAATGTCTGCGGCATCAAAATGGCCAGACAGTATGACAACGTTTTGGAAATTGAATCATGAGCGCATTTGATAGTCAGATTGGCGGTAATCATTACAAGTCATTCAAAATACAGCCGGTAGAATTCATACACGCCAATGGCTTAGGCTATATTGCTGGAAACGTTGTCAAGTATGTTTGCAGGCATAAATTGAAACATAGCAGCAGTATCGAAGACTTGAGGAAAGCTCGGCATTACATTGACATCCTGATTGAATCGGAGATGAAGGCAGAAGCGTTTGCGAGAAATCGCACCATTGGAGATGACCATGAATGATCAGGAAAACGATTTAGTAATTGACGCGGCTTTGAAATCTATTGCTCGCTATCAGATGGGAGGTGATGTTGCTCATCTTGAGCGTGCCAGAGATACAATCGATGACTTGATTGATCATCTGGCCGATCAAGTTGCTAGTGATTCGCACCTAACTCCATACGCGCAACGGTGCATTGAAGACGATGATTGTGTTATTTGCGATTGACCCATTCCGCTAGGGTTGGCAATCGCTTTCCGGTGGTAATGTCTCCGCCAAAACCGTTGTCAGCGTTTGAACAGTAAACCTCCCAATCAATCATCTCATCAACTGAGTAAGTCTCTACTGCGATTTCATTCCTGACTGATCTAGCAATCATTTGTTCTGTTTCTGAATAAAAGTTATCGATATTCATTAATTCCACTCCTCAAGTATTTCGATCAATTTGCCATGTTTTGTAATCGGCATCCCGTTTTCGTCGTGCAAATTGATTTTGACTCTGGCGCCGATCATGCTTTCGCTTGAGATATAATCTGGCAACTCAAAATTTCCAACTGTTCCTGCCGCGCAATCATCAATCACGCCAACATATTTCGTTGTGCTAATCATTTTTTATTCCTCGTTGCCATTGGCTTTTTCATGCTGCGAGTCCCCTCGACAAGTGCCATACCGACGTACCAAAGCACGGTGAATATTATCATTACCTGTAAAAGTTCCACGTTGCTCATTTCAATTCCTCAAATATTCCGATTATTATCACCAAAACCAATGCAATAACTAACTCTAGCGGATCGTTTGGCATAACTTGTACCTCGATGATGGGGCCGAAGCCCCGTTTAGCTTTCTAGAACATATATTCTTTGATGAAGTCATTTGTCAGCATTCTGCAAACATTAACCCACTTGCAAGCTCTGATTTCTGTATCAAAATGACTGCGCTCGACTG